GGCCCAGAAGTCCGTCATGTAGAGGCGACGCAGTTCGCGCATCTCTTCGCGCCGGTTGGTCCAGTACAGGTCGTGTTGACCGACGATGTCGGCAACGTGCGCAGGTGTGAGCATGGGACCTCAGAAGGGCAAGGCAGCGGAGCGGATGCGCCGCGCGCGGGAAGCTGCGAGCAGGTCGTCTATCCGCGTGCGCCCAGACTGTAGCGCGGTTGTGCGCCAGCTTGACGGCACATCACGCAGGCAACGGTAAGCCAGGGCCATCGCCATCGCCGCATCATCGTGCGCTCCCTTGGGCGCCTCTGGCGCAACCTTCCCCACTGGGATCGTCAAGCTGCGGAGCTCAAGCCAAGTCGGCCGATCGAGCATCTTCACGAGCGGCAACGACTCGCGCAGCGTGTCGAACGCATCGAGCTTGCTCTGCAGCGTCGTGACCCAAGGCTTGCCCGTCTTTGGGTCGCGCCACTGTGCGTTGTAGCCGCAGGACTGGAGCTCAAGCAGCAACGCATGGCCGTGGTTGTTGCTCTCGGCCAACATGAGCGCTTGGTTGTACCTGGTCGCGACCTGGATGCAGCGATGCGCCCAAGCCGAAGGGGTGACCTTGTTGTTGCGCTCGGTGTAGACGACTTGCGACGTCGCAACCGACACGACGCACAGCGCGCTGTAGTCGCCACCAACGCCGCCACCAACGTCTACACCCATGACGTAGCGATCGTGCGGGTGAGGCTTCTCGATCTCTCGCCCTGCGTTCTCTCCATGCAGCGCGTGTTCGAGCACGTTGACCTGCGCAAGCAGCTCGTCGCCGTAGTAGCCGCCCTCGCGCTCAAGGAAGCAGTCATCAATCGAGGCCGGGTACTCCCGCCTGAACTTGTGCTCGCTTCCCAGCCGAGCACATGTGCGGCGCCTCCAGTGGAGCTGGCCAAGACTCAGGCCGTAGGCTTCGCGCTGTGCCTTCTCCGCATCGGTCAGACTCGCCTCGAAGTCGGCCGGGATGAGCGCAGGCCCGTCCGCGTAGGCTGGATGCTCATGCCAGAACATCGTGAGCAGCGTCCATCCGTTCTCAGGCGCGCCGCGAACGAGCGAGCTGTAGAAGTCGGCTGGGTTGTTGGCGGTCGACTCGACGATGAGCAGGCCATCCCCTACTGCAGCGTCGACCTGCGCCAGAACTTCTTCGAGGTCGGGAGCGTATGCAGCCTCGGAGATGAGCGCAGCCGCTGGCGTGAACGAACGCAGGCCGGTCTGAGAGCGGCTCGTGAAGGCCTGCAGGCTTGCGCCGGTGTCGCCGTACACGAGGCGAGCTCGTGCACGGGTCTCGACAGGCCTGGTCAACAGCGAGGGCAGCTGGTCAAGCCAGCGCCGGTTGTCATCGAGCAGCATGACCGCGCTGTCATCCCGCATCGAGATGACCGCATGCATCGCAGCGTGCGGAGTCGTGTAGGCCTTCCAGTGCATCACCATCTTGGCGCCGGTTGTCGCTGCGACTTGTCGCGCCTTGAGGATGAGGATGCGCTTGTGCCCTGCCTTGACCGCTTCGAAGATCTTGACCTGCATCGGCAACGGCACGAACGGCACAAGCTGCTTGCTGTCCTTGTCCTGCACTCGATGCAGCCGCGCGAACTTGTCGGCATCACTGACCAGTTGCGCGACTGCAGCGCGGTGCGGAATCGGGACGGCGCCAGGGACGAAGGCGACCATCAGCTCACCACACGGAGCACAGCCTCAAGCTCGGCCATCGCCTGCTTCGTGCCCTCGGTCTTCGGCTGCGCCTTCGCGAACTCGTAGGCTTTGTCGAGCGTCCATTGAGCCGCCCGCACCGCTGTCGCGTTGCCCTCACCGGCCTCGAGCGTCTCTCGGAGCAACTGCAGCGCGCGCTCGGTGAGCACAGGCAGCGCGGCCTCGATGAGCGCGACCGGGTCGGGGGGCGGTGGCGGCTTGGTTGCCTTGTACCAGTCCGCCCACTTGTAGAGGTTGTCCACGCCCCAACGCTGATACACGTTGTTGCCGCTTGTCACTCCCTCCGAAAGCACGGCCCTGTGGTCCTTCTCATTGTCGACCATCCAAGACACAACGCGCTTCTGCGAGTCGGTCAACTCGTCCCAGCTCTGCGGCTCTTTGCCGTCAGGCAGCCTAATCACGGGCCTCTTGATGCTCATCGGCAATCCTGCGTGCAGGGTACTGCCCACCGTCGTTGCCATGACATCGGCGCGACGGCTGCGACCAACAGCATACCGCCGCGCCTAGTCGCCGCCCACTTGCCGGCTACTTAGCAATCGCTTCCTCCGGACTTGCATGCACCGCCGTCAGACGCACCATACCCCAAAGCAACCCGTCAGCGGGTTGTGTACTTCGACCAAAAGTTGGCCCTCGAAGCTCCATCCCGGATGCGCCTCTTTATACTTTTTCGCAGCCTCAAGCTCGCTTCTCACTCGCACTTCTTTGCGGGGCGGCTGCCCCATCACGTTTGTGCAGATGTATGTCGTCAGCTCTGCGCGTTTTGTCTTTGTTTTCATCACCGCACCTCCTTGTCGGCGACATGCTCGCCCCGCGCGATGGCGTCCGCCCACTGCCACGTGCTGCCTCGCCCATCGTCCTCGATGGCCTGCAGCCAAGCGACAATCGCCGCGCGTTCATGTATGGCTGCCCGATCAGCGCGCTGATGAGCGGAAGGGATGCGCGATAGGTCGAAGCCAACTTCATACGCACCGGGGTTCACTTCGTTCACACTGCGTTGACGCACATCGACAAGCACACCTTGAGCTCGCAAGCTGCGATGCGCTCTGCCTACTGAGCGTTCACAGCGTCCGATGAGCGCCGCGATCTGCCTATAGCTACAGCAGCTTCGAGTGCGTTTTGCAGGCTTGTCATCACAGGACTGAACGAGCAGACAGCCCAAAACCGCGCGCTCTGTGATGCTTAGGCTATTGCCGGCCCAGATGCCACGGAGTTCAGCGACACGATCAAGATGGACACGGCCATTCATCGCGCACCTCGCTTTACCGCCGGCCCTACAGTCCACACGTGCTCTTCGGGCCGAACAACAGGCTTGACCTGCTTCGTGCAAGGAATCGCAGCTGCAGCAACAACCGAAGGCGCGCAACGCCCCTCGAGCTGCATCTGCCACAACACGGCGGCCTCTGCCGCTTGGATGGCTCCGGAGCGCCTGAACTCGTAGTCTGCCTGCTCCATGTCTCGCCTTGTGAGCTCGTCGATGTGCGCTTCGACCTTGTCGACAGCGATGCACAGCGCGGCTGCGATGATCACGATGATGCCGCGTGCGGCCTTTGCGGTGTCAGTCATGGTTGCTCCTGTCGCTCGCCTCGTTGGATGTGGCGGCATGCTGTAGTATGCTGTAGCATGCTAACCGTCAACCGGCCCGGATGATTCTTTTTGCGACCGCCGCTGCAATCTCGTTGGGAGCAGCGCAGTAGTGCCGCTTCTTGTCGGGTAGCGGCGGCTCTGGCTCATCACCGAGCAAGCGACCAAGCCAAGGCACTTCGGTCTTGGCCCACTTGACCAGGTCTTCGGGGTCGCCTTCACGCAGCGCTGCAGCGCGACGATGCTCGAGCTCGCTGCGCAGCTTGGCTGCAGCTTCGACGTCCGGCTTCACGGTCCACGATCCGGCCTCGAGCTGATTCCAGCGAACCCAGACTTCACCGACGGCCTTCGTCGCCCGTGGCCCAAGGATGCGCCTCGAGACAGCGCTGCGAATCGCGCCTGGCTTGACCCACTCGCTTCCTTCCAGCGTCTTGAGCAACGTGTCGCGCGCGGCCTTGTCGTTGAGCGCACGCATCTCAAGCCACACGTTGACGGCTTCGTCGATGTCGTGCGGGCTGATGTTGCGTTCATCGTCCGGTGCTGTGCTGTTGTGCCGCTCTGCCAGCTTGCCGAGGTTGTCGCGCAGATACGCGATCATACTTTTAGAAGATCTCGTCATAGTCGCCATCCTCCATCGGTTGCATCCGTGCTCGAGCGCGATCGGCTGCGAACGCATCGACGGCCGCCCATCGCTCCACCCATGCCGGTTCTGGCTCGCCAGCTGCTAAGGCAGCCTCCCACCGATCGAGCTCAGGCTGCAACGGGCCTTCACTGCCCTTCCAGCGACGGCGATCGGCGTACTCGGGATGCGCAAGGCAAGTCGAGAAGTCGACCGTGTAGTCGGTCGTGCCTCTCCCATCCTCGCCCCGCAAGAAGGCGGCCTGCGGACTTCGGAGCATCCAGACGTACCCGTCGACGATGCTCTGCGCGCTCCGCTTCGCCAAGGCCTTCTCGAGCTTCGTGACC